AGAATGCGGTCTTCGCGTTCTTGCGCGCCATGCTCAAAATGAAAACGCGGGTCGGTGAATCGTAAATCCGCTTGATCCAGTTGCGCTGATGGCGGGTCAACTTGACCGGTTGCCCGACCATCCGGCCCTCTGGGATACAGCAGTGGGTCTCGATCCAGGCAATATTGCGCTCGCCGCGCGTCAGTCGTTTTCGAGCTGCCACGGTTTGCGTCCTTTCCCTTGTGTGCCCACGGCCTTATCGGCGCGAATCAGGCTCTGTTGCGTGAGGCGCATGGCACGCATGAGCGCACCTATCGCGCGGGTTTCGGTTTCCTGGCACCGCGCCAGGATCGCAAAACGCTTCAACCCCTCGTCATCGGTCAGCCACGCGGGGTCATATGCCTCCTGTTGCTGCGCGATCACGTCTGACGTGACCTTGTGCCGGCACAACTGCGCCAGCATTAGCTCGTGCTCATCACTGAACCAGTCGGCCGGTTTGCTATTGACGACCGTTACCCAATACGCCTTCTGCGCGGGGGTCAGGTACGGCGGTGGCGCGAGCCGGTGCTGTAGTGACGTGGGGGAGGCGACCACAAGCGAGGCCGCCGACTTGCGTCCACGGTCTGCCATGACGGTTTTCCTAAAAAAATACGAATTTATGAACGCCCCTTGCAGGGATCGGTATTCAGTCGAACACCCCTGCACTTTTCTCCACCCCCTACCTCCGCCAATGGTGCGCGGGGTCCAGCGGACGTCCATCCAGGCCACACCCAGGCAATACCCCGGAAAGCTCAAGGGTTTTCTTTATCGCATCGTGGCAGGGCTGACAGAGGCTCTGGAGGTTGGCCGGATCATGGAACAGCTCGGTGTCACCCTTGTGTGCCTTGATGTGATCGACCACGTTCGCCGCTGTATCACGGCCAGCCGCACGGCAGTACACGCACATGGGACAGGCACGGAGCTGGGAGAGGCGCAATTGTTTCCAACGTCTGGTGTTGTACAGGTAATGCCAATCAGCCTTGGTACGCATCGAGATCATCGTCATCGAGGAAATCGTCTTGCGTCAGCCCGTCGCCGCGTTTGCTCCAGTACATCCATCCGCCAGACCGGACACCCAGGTACATGCTCCACCGGGTAGCCCATCCCACACCGGCCGCCTCCAGCGCCTCCAGGAACAGGGCGTCAGCCTCGGCGCGTGTGGTGTAGTGGATACAGTAGAGGAAGTCGTGCAGCACAGCAGGCGCGCGGCTCAGACCATTGATATCGAACAGTGCGCGCAGTAGACGCGGAATGCTGGCGAGGTCAGTGATGAATCCACGCGGGGCGACGTAGCGCGTGCCGTCCTTCGCCATGTAGATCAGGGCCAGCAATAGCACCCATTCGTCAGGCTTCCAGGCACGCAAGTCCAGGGGGGTCAGGAATGCCACAGCGCCACCTCATAACCGAGCAGATAGAAACCAGCCATCACGGTGCTCAGTAGCCACACCAGGACGCACATCAGGGCGTCACCCGTCATCCCGTGCTCATAGTGGAAGCGCCCCCGACGTAAAGACCAGGACGCGACGCCGATCAGGAGCAGCGGGATAACGAGCGACATCATTAGGCAGCCTCGCCCAGGTACATGCGGCGCTCGGCCGCGCGACGCAGCTCCAGGCCGCCGAGCTTCTTGCCATTGCCATACACCCAGCGTTTGAACTCAGCAGCGATCCTCAGCGGCTCAGCGCGCTCATTGATTAGACGCAAGATCGTCGAGGACTTGAATGCCCCGCCGCCGATGTTGAAGACCAGGGACACCAGGGCATCGAACTGGTATTGCGTGAGCGGTACACGAACAAAGCGCTGCACGCTGAATTCAGCACTCTCCACATCCTGCGATAGCAGGTCCAGGGCACGCGCCTCGCTGATCTGCATACCGGGCACCGCTGACAGCGTGTGGCCGTAACCGATCGTCCAGACGCCCACCGCATCGAGGTACGCGGTCAGGCGCAGCTTTTCAAAACCCTTGATTAGCGTCAGGCCGGCGCGACTGATGTTCATTTGCCGACCTTCATTTCGAGAAACCGGTCGGCATAAATGCGCAGCTTATCGACGCCCAGGAAGCCCACGGCACCACCGGCAAAGGTCGCCATCGACGATGGCAGGCCGAGCCACTCCAGGAGCGGAACCAGCGACAGCGTGCAGAGTCCACAGAGCGAGCCTTCGATCAGCATTTGACGCCGGCCGCCGTTGCCGTAGATCACGCGGAGCACGGCGATAGCCACCGACAAGCCAGGCGCATACAACGCGGCGGCGATAGTGCCCAACCACGCAAGCAACGAAACCCACAAAGTTGGGTCTTTTTCGGGCATGATTTGGGCCTCATTGCCAAGCGTAAAAAAAGGAGGTTTTCTGTGTTTAAAAAACGATCAATCGGAAAGGAGCCACGACAATGACGTTCCCTGACGAATATAAAAAATGGCGCTTGTGGGTCGCTGTTTTCGGGCCGACCACGTTTGCGTATGGCACGGCCTATGCCCTCGGTGACACGCTGCTCGGCACCCTATTGGCCCTGACGTTTTGCTTGACGGTCGGCGTCAGCTTCACGAGGTACATGGCCCGCACCCAGGCCCGCGCAGATTTGCGGGCCGAGCTGCAACGGCTCCAGGCGGAATTTTTGGACGTGGCCGATATGGTCAACCGAATGCCCTACGAGGAAAGCCGGCCGTATCTCGAAGGCCTGCACCTGATGGAATTCCGAATCCGCGTCCTGGAGAGCGTCCTGGAGGCGAAAAAATGAGCAGCCATGTAATCGTGAAGCGGGAACTATTGGAGGTGTTCGCCAATAGCAGCGCCTTTGCCCCGGCCGAGGTGCATCGAGCAATCAACGAACTGCGCGCTGTACTCGCCGCCCCGGAATGCCAGGACGACAGAACGCCGGCTTACATCGCATTAGCAAATGAGAATGATCGACTACTAGCGATTATCAGGCAGCGCCAGGAGGGCAAAACATGATCGCGATTATCAACACCGGGGCCGTCGATGACGAAGGTCGGGCGCACTACCGACTGCAAATCAATAACGAGTTGATCGCAGAATTTCACCACTACCGGGTCGACGGCCTTGCCGCGTGTCTTCGCCTTGCGGCAGACGCAGCGGACCGGGCGCATTACGAAAAAGTTGACCGGCTTATCAAACTTGTTGGGAGGGCACCTGAATGAAAACCACGCTTGCAGACCGCCGAGCGATGGCAAAGGAAAACGCAAAGTGGCCGCTGTACCTGAAACCGATCCCGCGCGAACTCTGGCCGAGAGATCGGGCCGATATTTTGGAGGTCTGGCGTTCGCGCGGTTTTCTCGTGCAAATCTATGCCGAGAAAAACGGGCACACCCGCATGTCCGTCAATCGCACCATGCACACGGGCGACAATTGGGTCGCGGCGATAACGTGGGACGAGCTGATGCAACTCAAGCGGGAATGTGGCCGGGGCGACCTTGATGCCCTGGAGCTATTCCCGGCCGACGCTGATGTGGTGAACGTCGCGAATATCCGCCATCTGTTTTTTCCACCAGAGCCGGTTGCCTTCAAATGGACGGGCGACGAATGAAAAAAAGACGTGAATTTAATCCCGATTGGGTCGGATATCGCCAAGGCCTCAAAGATGGTCGGGCGGAAGCACTGTCTGAAAAGAGCGGGCTTACCTGGAGAAAAACTCGACCGATTCCGGCCGACCTTAACGGCCATCCAGAAGAGTATTTTTGGGCTCGTGATAGCTACTTTAAACGCCCGATGATAGTCCGAGCGAAAAGCGCGATTAACTCCGACGTTATCGACGGTCAGCTCGTATACCGGGCCGAGGTCTATTTCCAGTTCTTTGTTGACGGCTTCCCCCACCGTATCTGGTCGAGCAAGACGGCGGAACATCCGTGGCTGCTCGAACTTGAGTGGGCCGGCCCTGTCGAGCGCGCCTGCGACTAAAAATTCACCCAACGAACGGAGCACCAAAATGACAAAAACATATCTGCGCGTAACCATCGACCTGATGGTGTACGACGAACACGAATTTCGCTTAGCTGCGCAAAATCGGGCCGCACAGGACGGCGACGTGGACCCTGTCCGCTTCATGCTGGTCGAACAAACAGACCTCAGCGAGTGCGCGCAAATGCTGCTCGATCCAGGGGTCAGCCCACCGGGATCGACCATAGACCAGTCGATGGGCGAAAACGTCGATCTGTGCTCGGGGGACTAAAAATGGGCGACTGTCACATTTATCACGACGAAATCCGAATCAACGTAAGCGATCCGAACGTCACAAAAGTGTGGGTTTATTTGCGCGGCGAAGGCGACTGTCCTTTTCAGGTCATCGGCTGGCACTACAAAGAATTTCCCTCGACCGTCACATCGGTCGACATTCTGACGATGTGGGCAAACGGCGACCAAAACCCGATGTCCTGGCCGCGAATGGACCCACCGCCGACAGTGCTGAATTATTCGCCAGACTGGGACGCAATCGAGGCCGCTGCCAAGGCGCGGACCATAAATTAAGGAGCGGCACACGATGAGCAAATTATTAGAAGACGCCACCCGAATCGCCGGGGCAGCGTTTGAAGACGCGTTGAATTCACTGCACAGCGCAGAGCTACAAGTCGAAGTCGTGGAGATGTTCGTGGTGATCGGCTCCAACTTTTTGCGCGCGACTCAGGGCGAGGAATACACCCGGCGCTTCCTGCAAAACGGGATCGATATGCTCGACCACCCGGCCGTGACCAACGTCATTCATGTTGAAACAGTAAACCCAGGAACCAAGCACTAACGCTTATCGGGGTCAGCCCCCAACGCAACCCGGCCGATCTTGTGCGCGATGTCCATCACCTTGGCAAGCGCGGCAATTTCGGCCGGTGTCGTAGTGCCCTGAATCATCTGCGCAGCCTTCGCGCGGATCGCACGGGCCACCGTCAAATCATCCTCGTTGAATCGAGCCAGGAGCGTGGCAACGTCACTGTCCTGGCCGGTCACAGCGCGCGAGCGCTCCTGATGGTGGCGGCGCTCATCGTCCCAGTTTTCCTTATCCGCACGCGTGGTCAGCGTGGCCGGATAAATGCCGTGACGCTCGGCCAGCTCTGCCAGCGGTGCAGTCCCGTGAACGTACTCCAGGCGAATCGCCGGCCAATCATACATAGCCATAAATCACCCGTCTGAATGGAGCGTGCAGGTCGGAGTCGCACCGCCCAGGCCAGAGGGGAACTCTGGCTCCTGCTCTTTTGCACGCGTAATTTTTTGCCCCTTGTACATCCCTGCCCCAAGCGCCTCGATCTGACTGAACGGCACTACAGGCACCGCGAGCCGAGAGGCTGCATCTGGATTCAGGAAATAGACGTAACGCATCTGGTAGCCCGGCAACGGGCGTGCCCCGGCCGCTTTCGCAGCACTGGCCCCAGACTTGCCGTTGGCGGCGATATGGTTCGGATTATTCAGCGTCTTGTTGGCGATGATCGATCCGTCTGGCATCTGCAACAGCGACTTGTTTTTTGATATGCCGGTCAGCACGAAGCCCGAGGCGCGATAAATTGCGCCGTCGCCGCATTGCGTACCGTCGCTGAAGGAGAGAATCCACTCAATATGCGGGTAGTGCTTGCGGATCATTCGGAAGGCCACGGCCAGCGCGCGGCTCTCGCTATTGCGCGGCAATTTTTCACTGAAGGCCATGCGGTTTAGCTCAAGCATTCCGTTCCACAGCGTACCGGGCACCAGGGCAATGGACTTGCGCTTATCCATCGGGCAGCCGAAGGACATCACCCCTTCAAGTTTGCCGCCCAGGAACGCGCCTAAATGCAACTGACTGTTATTCACCGACTTGCCGCTGTAATGGATTCGGCGCACCGCCTCGTTTGCAGCGGCGGAGCTGATCGGCTGAATGATGATGTCTTTTGCGGTTGGTGCGCTCAAAAGTCAGCCCCCTGCGACGTCAAGAACAGCTCGCAAATTCGCGCGATGGCGTTGCCGTTGCTGTTCTCGTTTTGCGTATCGCCAAACGGCCCCATCTTTTTTGCGACGCTGATAGCGCGCTCGACCTGCTCGGCCTGCTCATCGTGCAGCACGAACGAAATTTGCCGGAATGGTTCCCGGTCGCCTTCACGCAACACCGGCATCATGTCCAACGGATCGCAATCAATCGACAGCGCTTCAACTTCGTCAAAATCGAAACCGATCACTTCCAGGTCCGCGCCCAACTCCTGCAACGCGTCCAGCTCCAGGCGCAAAAGCTCGTCATCCCATCCGGCGTTAAGAGCCAGCTTATTGTCTGCCAGGATGTAGGCGCGGCGCTGAGTTTCCGTGAGGTGCGCCAGCTCGATCACCGGGACCGTATCGTGCCCCATCTTGCGCGCGGCCATCACCCGGCCGTGCCCCGCCAGAATTCCGTTTGATCCGTCTACCAGGACCGGGTTTGTCCATCCGAATTCCTGAATGCTCGCCGCGATCTGCGCCACTTGAGCGTCGCTATGCGTTCTCGCGTTATTCGCGTTGGGCACAAGGTCGGAGACTTTCCGGTGTTCAACCTGCATGGGGCGGGCCTTTATTCGGGACGAAAAAAAGCCCGGTTTTGGCCGGGCTTTAGCGTCTAACGAACGGGGCGGGCACCTGCGTCAGACTGAGAGAATCCTAGTCTCAGCCGTGCAGGAACACAAGTGGCCCGCCGACTATATTTTTTCCTCCACCGATTCGAGCCAGAATGGCGGAATCAGACCCGCCCATCCTGCACGGCTCAGTGCATGAACACACGCCACTTTATCGAGCGGCAATTCGTCACCTGGACCGATATCCGAAACAATCCAGCCAGGACACCGGCCCCAAAAACTGGCGTAGGCCAAGTGGGGAAAATGCTCGTCGGCCGGAGTGTTTTCCGCCCATTTGATAGCGGCCCTCAGGCGTGCCGCGTCGGCAATCCACAAATGCTCCCCATCCTCCACCAGCGCGATATCGTCGTCATAGACCACGACCAGTTCGCCGTAGGCCGTCGAGTTGAGTTCCTGCCACACCGTAGTCCCGGTCATCTGATGCTCCTTATCCCGCCGCGCCAACGTGGCCGGCCGGGGCCGATCATATTAAGAACGTACAGCCCGTTCCATATCCGCCCGTCGCGTCAGCCTCCAGCGGGGAGTTCATCACGCCGATAACCGCCGACACGGGCGCAAGAGCTTCGCGGTCCAGATCGTCGCACGCATCGAAGCAGCGCTCGACGAAACCGGCCCACTCCCGCGACCACGCCTCGCTTCGAATCCGCACGCCGTATTCACCGAACAGCCAGTCGCGGAACATTTCCGGCTTGCCGAGCGGGTCCAGGCTCGCGCTCTGGCCGCCTTGGTGCATACGGCGATACCGGAACAACACGCCCATTGCGACGTACCGGGCGCGCACCATCTTGTGCTTGGTCATGCGCGGGCTTTTGTCATAGGCCCGCACGAAAACGGCAGCCTCGGCCATTTCGCGCAAATCATCGTCGGCCAACGGGTTGTACATCCAATGCCCGAACGCGGCGACGTATCGGGGCAAGGTGTTTATGGCTTGCTGAATTCGGCCGGCAATCGCCTGATGCACTGCGCGGCTCGTTCGCCCGTCGAATTCGGACAATTGCACCGCGCCACCGAGCCGGGCGCGCTCGATGGCGAACGCGGCCAGTGAATCGCCGGGCGAGTAGTAGCAGTCGTGCCACGCGAGCCGAGCGGAATTCAGTTTCATTCGGACGCCTCCAGCGATTCGACCATGTGGAAAAAATCGGACAGTTCCAGCGCCACCCAGGACCAACCACGCGCCCACCATTCGGGGCGTAAATCGTGAGCATCGACGTAGCAGACCCAGCCGCGCCGGTTGATCTTGAGCGCCAGGATCGGCCGCGCGTTGGCGCGAATCGCTTGGTCGACGGTCTGCTTCCACATCTGCTCCAGCTCCACCGGCCCCGGTCGCTCGGCGCGCGCCTTCACCTCGATAGCCCAACCGGGCAGGCCGGTCAGGTCATGCCCACCAGAGCGGCTTTGCTCCAGGTTGCGCACCAGACGCCACCCGCACGTCTGCTTGGCAATCAGCGCGAATTCGCGTTCGACTTGTGCCCCCTTGTTGCGGCTGTTCACCATTTTGGCCCGCTCCCTTTTTCCGGTTGCTCAGATAGGTGCCGCTCACACACGGCCTTCGCTTCATCCACATTGCGCCCCGCGTAGATGATCGGAGAGACACGAGGTGCGCGCGCGATGTACACCACCGATTTTTCGTTAACTCGCGACCGCGTAATGATGTAGCCCTCGGCCGTCTCGATCCGGTAGTTGCTCATCTGGTGCCAGTCCATACCGTGTCTCCTTGAAATCAAACCCGGCGATTCTGAGTTGTAGGCGAATCCATTCGGGGTCTACCCCACACAACAGCGCGTGCCACATTTCGCCGCTGAGGTAGCGTCTGGCGTCCTCCCGATAGCGCTCGACCTCGGTGCCGCGTCGGTTGGTGATTAAGTCACTGAGCGCGATGTTCACCACCGAAAGCATCAGCCGGCCTTCTGGCGTGTCCGGGAACTGGCACCCGATTTTGTTCACCAGCGCCCGCATCAGGTCGAAGGTCTGGCGTGTGGTTTTGTCGATAACTTTTTGCGGTCCTGGCGGACGGCCTCGGCGGGCGGTCATACCGACACCCTCCCTTCACTGATGAGCGCGGCCAGTGTCCGCAACACGCCTTCAAGATGGGCGAGCGAGACGTACTCGATGTCGAATGTTTGCGTGCGGCGGTCTATTTCGTCGTGGCAACTGGAGCACGCCCAGGCACCGAACAGGTCGTGTGACTTGAGGCCCATGCCGCACAGTCCGGCGAGCCGGTAATGGGCCAGGACCGTCGTGTCAGGGTCGAAATTGCACACGCCAGGGATACGCACCTGACAGTCACGTCCGCGCGCCAACTTGCGCAGCGCGCTCATGCTGGCACCTGATCCAGCTCGGCCTTCAATTTGGCGACGGCATCCTCGCGCGTATCGCCATAGGTGAACCACGTCGGCTCGGCCGGCTCGTTCAATGCGGTATCCGATACCGTGTCACCGACGCAGCCCCACGCCAAACCCCAAGACCCTGTCGGGCAAAGGACCGAATATGAGGCGATTCCAAACCGCCCGTACCGCTCGCGCTCGATGATCATACCTGCTCCTTGAATGCGTCAATTTCCGCCATTTCGGTCAACCGCTCTTCGGTCAGCGTCGGCCAGTCGTGCTCGATCACATACGCGCACACGCCAGACCAAAACTGTTTGAACCGGTCCTCGCCCATCGACTGATAGGACAGGCTCTGCGCCTCCTTGATAACCAGTTGCCCCAGGCCGGGTATGTCAATTTCCTTTCGGGTACAGCACACCCCCGACTCCACCTGTAGCCCCTTAATAACGTCGTGGGAATTCTGGCCGGTGAATCGGTCAAGATGCTGGCCGAGCAATTTCCCCAGACCATGCACGAGGCGATTGAACCGGGAATTGCGCGGGAGCGTGAGGTGCGCCAACACGCGTGTATTCAGTCGTAGGCCGCGCTCGCGCAGCATCGAGCGGTCAGCATCAGAGGCGGCCACAAATGCCGCTGTCGGCTTGCCAGTGGCCGGGTCATTCATGACACGCAAGATCAGCTCCACGGGCGGCGGTTTCGGCGCGCTACTCATCGGCCGGCTCCCCTCGCACGGTGCCGCGCAGCTTATCCAGGGCAGCCCGGCCCACCTCTGGCGTTCGCCGGCCCTGGACCTTTTCCGGCAGGCCGACCAGGATCGGACGCAGCGCTTCACCGTTCGCCAACATCCGGCAGACGATCGCGTAGGAGCGGGAGAACAACATGCGGCTGGCCTTCAGCGGCATCGTGGACAGGTTGTACAGCCCGACCTCCCGCGCAGCGTGGGACACGGCCGGATGGCTCCAGTTGACTTGCCCTGCGTTGGGATAGGCGTTGCGGGCGGCCTCGGCATAGGCATCGTCCTCGGACGGCAGGCCGAGCATTTCGGGCGTGGGCTTGCACATGGCAATGAACCGGCCCACCGATGGCACAAAGTCCGACGCCAGTTGGCGGCAGGCGTGAACGCCGAAGCGAATCTGTTCGACGCTGGTGATGCCCTCGGCAATGAACCCTTTTGTCATCGAGCGCTTGTACGCCTTCAAATCATTGTCATCAGGCCACGCCTGACGCCACGCGGGGAATATCGCCTTCAGCTCTTTGATGAGCAGGTTCACCACCTGCCCGGCCGCCTCATCGATGTTCGGCGGTTGGCCGCCGCCTGAGGCTGGGGCGTTGCGGGAGGTGATGCGCGCGAGCACGTTGCTGACCTTTTCCATTACAGGCCTCCCAGGTCGTGGGTCCATGTCAGATCGTCGAAGTCGGGGCCGGCCTTGCCCATCGGCACGACACGCCGCCCCGCGTAGGTCTGTGCGTTGAGCATCCAGTTGCGCCAGGACGCGAGCCAGTCGGCGCGCACTTCGCCCTTCGCCCGAAAGTGGTTGAGGAACTTTTCAGTTTCCAGGGACAGCTCGGCAGCCGGCGCGCGCTCGTTCGCCCAGACGATCATGTCGGCGGTGATCGGAAAGTCAGCCGGGAGCGCGGTTTTGCGTTTCGCTTTGGGCGTGATCGGCGTCGGCTCGATAGCGGGCGGAGGTGGCGCGGCCTCGCCGCCATGCTCTGTATTCTCTTCTCTTCTCTTCTCTTCTCTGGTCACGGTGGTGTCACTATCGCCGCGTGACACATCCGTGACGGGAGGCGTGACACTGGCGCGCTTCTTACGCTGGCGCTCCCCCGCAAGCGCCCGGTCCTTCGCGGGCTTGCCGTTGTGCCGCTCGAAATGTGGGAACTGAATTCCAGCCGCATCGACCACCAGCCAGCCGGCCGCGCACATGGCGTCAGCAAACCCGTCACGGTGAACGTAACGGTCGATCCATTTTTTTGTCACGCCAGGAACGTGACCATCGCGTGACTGAGCATCAGCCCAGGACCAGAGGTGGTGCAGCATTCCGACCACCTCGAATTCATCAACGTCCAGCGTGCAGGCCATCGCTATGACCGAGGGGTCATTGGCTAACGCCGTCCGCATTTTGATCCAGTCACCGGCCATCACGCACCCCCACAAAGCCAGTACTCGCCAACGCGCACGAGCCGGCCTTTCTCGTTCCGGACCTGAATAAAATCCGTCTGAATATCCATGCCCTTTTTCCGTAGGTCATCGATGCGGGCAGCCAGACGGAAACAGCCGAACAGGTCCAGGGCTTGCAATGGCGTCAGGCGGCCCCCTTCCTCCAGGTAACGGGCGATGGCTGCGTTCTGCGATTCACAGTTGATCGGGTTGGGATTGTTGTTCATACTGACCTCGCTCATCGATACCCCTGGCCCGTCCGCACGACACACCAGGGGTTTTTTTTGGCCGTTATTCGACCGGATAGAGATCGGGCCGCAACTCGGAGCGAGTCACGGCACCATTGACGGCGCGCTCAATTTTCAGCACCAGCTCAGCCGGTACATTCAAATTGCGGTGTACGCATTGCCAGATACGCGGTTGGCTGGTCCCACATAGCCGGGCCAATTCCGCTTGCCCCCCGGCGAGGCGAACAGCTCTCTCAATCGGGCGTTCTTGGTCCATCATGTCGGCCACCTGTATCGTTTTCGTATCACGATAATAACCTAGGTTTTCGAGCCGTCAATGACCGCGCGAAGGTTGTGTTGCTCGACCAATAACATTTGTTATAAACTTTGGCGCATGAATACGACCTCTCCCCCTACCCTGGCCGATAGGCTTAAAACCTCGATGGCCGCCCGTAATCTGACGCAGCTTCAGCTCGCAAAGCTGGTTGGCGAAGTCAGCGGCCTACCCCTTTCACAAGTCGCAATCCAGAAAATAACCTCCGGCAAAACCCTCCAATCCAAGCGCCTGCCCGACATCGCCCGCGCCCTCGGCGTCACTGTCGAATGGCTGGCGCACGGCGAGGATGATTCGCGTTTTTCCCACACCACAACTACAGTGGTCGATGTTGGGTCAGCGGCGGAACAGCCGTCCAACACGGACACGGAAGAACGCAAACTCAAAAAGGGGTTGGTGCCAGTGGTCGGAATCGCACAGCTTGGTGACGATGGTTATTTTGATGGGGACGGCGGCCCGTCAGGGTTTCTCAAGATTCACAGTGACGACCCGGACGCCTACGGGTTGAGGGTAAAAGGCGACAGCATGAGTCCGCGCATCAAGCACGGAGAGTATGTGGTGATAGAGCCGAACCAGTCGCTGGTGCTGCATGAGGATGTGCTGGTGATCACCAGCGACGGGCGCAAGATGATCAAAGTTTTCTGCGGTTTGAAGGACGGGTTCTACCGCTTCGAGTCGATCAACGAGGACCATAAGCCGATCCATGTTGCGGCCGAAAATGTTGAGGCGATTCACTACGTCGCCGGCATTCTCAAGGGGACGCGATACTTCGAACCCTGAGCCATCCGCCAGCAAACGACCCGCGCCAGACGCGGGTTTTTTGTGCCTGCCAGGACTTCAGGACTTCCAGGACTTCGCTCTGGTAGTTATCCCCCGAGGGGAACCGATACCCTATATTTAATAACCTAAGTTATTGACATGCGTTGTGGTTGCGATATTCTCAGGTCGTAGGCAAGCCAAACCCAGCAAGGAGCAGCCGCCATGACCACCACCGATAAAACCATCCTCACCCTTGTGATCCTTTGTGCCATCGGTGTAGGCGCGTACCAATACTGGGAGGCGCTGGCCCCCATCCGCACCATCGCGCAAATTCTCGCCACTACCAGACCTTAACGGATCACCGCACGGTGCCCCCACCGAACGGGGGCACCGCTGCGTCTCCACAGCAAACGACGCCTATAGGGGGCCGCATGTTCGCGACGTTGATTAAACGGCAGATTGCCGGCTGTGAATCGTTTATCCGAAATTTCGAAGCCGGCCTTGCCTATGCGGATGGCCCGGCGTTTCGCCAGGACAAGGACCGCATTCGGGAGCTGCGCGAAGAGAAGCGCATATGGGAGGAAATGCTCAAGGTCGTGACCGAGGGGGCCGTATGAAAACGCCCATCACCCTGTACATCCATCAGCTACCAGGACAGCCCCAACGCGCGATCACCTGCGACATGAGCGATTGGCCGGCCGCCTATGGCGCACTGCTCGGGACCATCACCGTGGAGGTCGAATGGCCGGAGATCGAGGCGAACCCAACCGCGCTCTTGATAGCGCGATACGAGCAGGAAATCGAGCAGGTTCATTCTCAGGCCGTGGAGCGGATGGACGCACTGGCCGCGCAGATTCAGACCCTGCTCTGCATCGAGCACCAGACGCCAGAGGCAGCCCAATGAAGCGCCTTCGTCGCCGGGCCGCACTGATCCGGACCCGGTCCTATGTCGTGGGCTTCGTGGTCTGGCTGGCGCTGATGGTGGCGATTGCCCTCGGTGGCGCGATCACCGATCAGCCGGCCGACACTATCCAACCAGAGCAAAGCGCGGGGAAACCATGAGCGATATGGTCGAAATGTTCCAGGGGTTGAAGACCCATATGAAACGGGTTCGCGCGAAGTATGGCGTCGCCTGTCCCGAGTGCGTTCGCCTGTTGCCGAAGGCGCACCCGTCGATTCTGTTGCCGCAACAGACGTGCCGAATTCACCGCTACCAGGACCAGCGGCCAGACCTAACCGACGATCAATACGAGGGGGCATGACGTGGAAACAAAAACCCATTTCCGTAAGGCGTTCGATTCGCCGTATCTCTCCAGCGCCGATATCGTCGGGCCTACCGTGCTCACTATCGCGCGGGTCACGCTGGAGGCTGACCGGACCAAGAAGACGAAAGACCGGTTCAATACTGCATGGTTTGCCGAGCGCGAGTTGCGCCCAGGCGAGCCGCTGAAGCCTATGATCTTGAACGCCACCAACTCAGGCACGCTGAAAAAACTGACCGGCAGCCCATACATCGAGGACTGGCAAAACGTCCGGGTCACGGTGTACGTCGAGCCGAACGTGCGGTTCGGCAAAGAAGTCACCGAGGGCTTGCGCATCAGCCCCAAGGCTGTCACGGCGGTGACGATCACACCGGCCACGGCCAAGGCGTGGGAAAATGCCAAGGCCGCCTACCGCCGCGACGGCAGCCTGGACGCGGTCCTGGCACGCGCCTCGATGTCGGAGCTACACCAGCAGCAGCTCATTCAGGAGTGCGGCGATGGCGTGGCATGACGTGGCACAGAACACCGAGGAATGGCTTGCGCTGCGCATTGGCAAAGCCACATCGAGCAACTTCAGTTCGTTCATGGCGAACTTCGGCAAGGCGTTCGGTGATCCCGCTAAACGCTACGCCCTCCAACTGGCGCTCGAACGGATCACCGGCCAGCGCGCTGAATTCAGTTTTCAGAGTGACCACCTGGAGCGCGGCCACCTCCAGGAGCCGGTTGCCCGAATGCTGTACGAGGACGCGCAATTCGTGGAGGTCACGAACGGGGGGTTCTTCGACTGCACCACATACGGCGATTCACCCGATGGTCTGGTCGGCCTGCATGGTGTCCTCGAAATCAAATCAGTCACGGCCGGCGTTCACTGGGACACGATGCGTCGCGGGTCATTCGATCCGGCATACCGCTGGCAATTAGTCGGGCACCTGGACTGCTCCGGCCGCGATTGGGTCGACTTCGCGAGCTACTGTAGCGACTTCCCTCCGGCCGGGCAGTTGGTCATATACCGCCAGGACCGCGACGACTTTAAAGAGGAATTGATTCAGCTCGCTGAGCGGCGCGCGGAGTTCCTGGCGCTGGTCGATCACATCACTCTCAACATCCCGAGGTAGTTATGGCGCGTGGAGTAAACAAAGTCATTTTGGTTGGCACTCTGGGGCAAGACCCGGACAGCCGTTACTTGCCCAACGGTAACGCGGTGACGACGATCAGCATGGCGACCAGCGAGAAATGGACGGACAAGCAATCAGGGCAGCCGGTCGAAAAAACCGAATGGCACCGCGTCTGTTTATTTGGGAAGGTCGCAGAAGTCGCCGCGCAGTATTTACGCAAAGGCTCTCAGTGCTATATCGAGGGCAAGTTGCAGACGCGGGAGTGGGAGAAAGACGGGATCAAGCGCTACACGACCGAAGTAATCGTCGATATGCGCGGCCAGCTACAACTGCTCGGCGGTAATCCGAACGGGCAACAGTCGCCACAGCAACAGGCGCAGCGCCCACCACAGCAGCAGAGCCAGCAGGCCGCACCGCCTGACACTAACTTCTATGACGACGACATACCCTTTGCGCCACTGCCACATCTGGCCGGCGCGTAATCAAACGACGGTGTAATCATTACACCGTCGCTTTCAAAGACCAGGGGGCCAGCATGACCAAACAAGAAAAGATCACAGCGGCGGCGCTGGCCCAGGCACTCGCACTACTCCAGCGGGCCAAGGCGTATGTCAGCAAATACCCCAGCATTGGCGCACAAGAGTTGAGCAAAGAGCTGACCGAGTTTCTCGCCGCCCATGACCAGGAGGACGTCTGATGTTGGTTTATTTATTTCGCCGCAAGGCCGAGAGCGCGAAGTTTCTCGGCTTCTGTGAGATCGGCCTCGCCGTAGTAAATGAAACGGCGGACCTGTTCTGGACCCTGGACGAATTCGGAGACCCGCACGACTTTGAAGTGACGCCCGCCCGTCCTGGAGACGCACTGCACGCGTGGCAACGCGACTACTCCAAGATCGTCGCGGCGGAGACGAAATCAAAGACCGCACCAGGGACATGCTTCTTTACCGACGATCTCCCGCGCGTCGATCGTTCCAGCATGGCGACGATGAGCGAGACACTCATGGATCAAACAGAACGCGAATGGTCGCCGGTCACGCGCGACGAATTAGTGTAGGGGGTAGGGAAATGGAACCTGAAATTCTGCATGTACCAGAGCTGGCGTTACTGATGGGTCGCACCGAGGCGGCGATTCGCAGCGCAGTACAAGCGCGGCCAGACTGGTTGCCCCCGTACTATAAGCAGGGGTCGCGGATATGCTGGCGTCTGGAGACGGTGCGCAAGTATCTGAGGGATTTTGAAGCGGGGGAGCATCATTCGTTGAAGGTGGGGCGGCCCCGTAAAGAGCCGCCGAGTCTGGTAGCGTCACGCTAATTTGTCAGCAAGGTTCTCGGGGTTCAAATGCGTATAGCGTTTGAGCATTGCCAGGGTCTTGTGCCCGGTAATTGCGGCCACCTCCATTATATCCAGGCCGCGCTCGAACAACCGGCTGGTCGCCTCATGGCGCAAGTCGTGATAGTGCAAGTTGACCACGCCAGCCGCCTCGCACGCGCGGGGGAAATAGTTACTGACCGATTGAGGCGAGATACTAAAGACCCGACCATCAATTCGCGCGGGCAAACTTTTGATCAATTCAAGCGCGCGCGTGGATAATGGCACCGCGCGACGCGATCCGTTCTTACTGTCCTCAAAGTATGCCACCCGCCCCCGAATCTGCTCACGGCGGAGCATCACCAGCTCAGTGCGGCGCATTGCCGTGTCAGCCGCAAGTTCGATAATGATCGGCAGCTCGCGATTAATCGCCTTGGCCGCCTCATATATCTTTTTGAGTTCATTGCTGGTCGGCCGGCGGTCCCGCTCCTTGCTCCCCTTCGGCAGTCTAATATCCGTGCAGGGATTGACCAGCCCGGTCATGTGCCACTCTTTCGCCGCGATGGTGTAGAGGTGGCTGATGATTGCAAGTTCGAGGCGCACAGTGGCGGTTGCGACATTTTGCTTTAGGCGCTCGTCTCGATAGGTGGCAAGGTCGGACGAAGTAATAGCACTCAGATACTTTTCAGAGAGCGGATGTAAGAGCCAGCGCTTAATGCGAACGGCCTCTTGTTTCGCCCCCTTCTTGGCGTCGCTGATTTTCGTGTACTTCTCTAATGCGACGGCCAGAGTGGTCTGGTCGGCCTTACTATTATCGACATACTTCGAGCGGGACATATCGCCCTCGATGCCGCTGGCCCATTTGGTTGCCTCGGCTTTCGTGTCGAAGGTAGCGGTGAGGGTTGGGTAGCCTTTGCGCCGGATCAGTGCGCGCCAAGCGGTGCCGCGTTTTTGATAAGTAGCCATTTGGAGGTGCCCGTTTCCAGTTGGTTGGAAACAGGAGGATAGCCCGGTTTTAAACCGATGTACCAAAATTGTACCAAAAGCAAAAAGGCCCAGCGGGGGTAAGCCGCTAAGCCTTTGATTTTGGCGGAGAGATAGGGATTTGAACCCTAGGAAATGTTGCCACTTCAACGGATTTCGAATCCAATTTTGCCCGTTGATTTGCTTCAATTTTTTACGTCAAGGTATTGAAACCATTGCATAAGCACTCATGACCATGAAGCGTGGTACATCATGCTTTGGTACAACCGTTGTACCAAAATTGTACCATCGTTGCACCAGGGCGACCGGCCCCGTACCCTACCGAGCGACGTACCTGTCACATCGGCCTGGACGCGAAAAAAATAACCTACGGTATTGACGCCTCCGCCGATGGACGGTACACATATGCCAACAAATTCGCGTCGGCCCACCACCGCAAGCGATTCAGGGAAACAAGGACCGTAGGAGTAACCGCATGGCTTTGAATTCAAGTTTAGGTTTTGCCAAGTTCGCCCACCGTGAACACCTGATACATGATTTTCTCTCTAGCGCTGAGCCACCACCTGCACCGCCCACACTTCAAGAGCTGCGATCAATGCGCAAGGCCAAGAAGCGGCAACTTAGAGAGTTGCAGTTACTTAGCCCCGATCAAATAGAATTCGCCGCCCCCTCGATATCGCGCCAGACCGAAGACCTCAAGGCACTTGAGGATCAAATGCGTGAAGCACTTGGAATAGATAAGCCGGCCCCGCAAGAGCGGCCGGAATTATTGCTCGCGTCTTTTGAGTTTCAAACAATACCCTCAGTTACACCGCCGCCGCCCGGTGTTGAACAGGCCAGTGAGACAGCCAAGCGGCAGGCCGCACTTGAGAAAGAGCTGCGCGCTACTCTCGGCGTTCCTCCCCCGCCAAAACCAGAAGCACCCAAACGCAAGCATGTAGAACCACGGACGCTTTTCAAACGCCAACTAGAAGTCATTCTTCAAGTGCGTGACGCAGATTGGCGGGAGATACCGTTCTATCATACCGAATTCAATATGACCGCCGTCGAGGCGGAAATTGAAGCCGGCAAGAAAGCGCGCAGCTTTGGCCTAAAAGTCCTCAAGCACCTCAAGACGACCGCCAAGGAAATCGAATATACCGTGGGAGCGAAGCGAGCATGAACAGGGACCACGCATACCTCTATGTCATTCGGCAGCACATCGAATTGTTGGCCGAAGACGAGCGCATCAAAGTAATGCGGCTGGTCGATCAGTTGCAAGCGACGGTTGATGCGGCGGGCGATAAGGCTGTCGCATCGATGGCACTCACTTTAGTGTGTGCGAGAAATTTGATTGATATTACAAGTGGGGGGGAATGATGACGCGAAACGAATTCAAGCTCCAACGCTTGTTGGGCGACATCGAATTGCTAGAGCAACCCGGGCGCGCATTCGTTGAGAGACATGCGGATTTAATCCGCAAGATGATTAATGATGCTGGCAATGACCGGCATCTTGTGTTTGTCGCGCTGGCACTTGTCAGCGCTGAGCAGATGGTCAGCTATGGCGGGACGCAATGATGAATAAAGAGGCGCAGAACCTATTAGCCCTGGACAAAATTATTAGTCAGTTTGCATGGCTAACAATTGAACAGCGCGGCGAAGTGAAGAACCTGTTGCAACAGATTGACGACGTAATCGATTCAGCGAGCGACGTGAGTGTCGCGGCGGCGGTGCTCAGAATTATCGGCGCCATTACTGTCGCCTCTTCGATTCACCCCAAAAAACAGCGGCTGATGATGGCGGGCCACAGTAATGAACGATGACATGATTAAGCTGGCGATGATCCAGGCCATGATAGGCACTTTGCCAACCGCGCAGAAAACTGAGGTTGCCGATCTTGTCGAAGAGCTAAAGGCCATCTTAGCAAAGGCTAGTAATGATAAGGTCGCATCAGCGGCATTTGCCCTAGTCAGTATCATGTGCCTCATCGAATCCAAACAACCCCACTAAACCAACCCACAGGGACGGCACCACCATGACAACAATCGCTGACTTCAAGGCCGCCGAGCGCGCGCTCGCTATGCAGTTCACCGCCTTCGAAGAAATGAAAAAAAACCCGGACCTCAGGAAGGCGCTAGAACTTGATGCGGCGCTAGAGGAATTTTGCGCAGAGCATAAGACTTCGCGTGCGGCGCTCTATGAATTGCTGGCCCTGGACATCGCGCCGGAAAAGACACCAGCCAAGAAGCCGGCCAAGAAGCCGGGCACTGGAACCCGTGTGTTTAACGGCGTCAAAATCCGGGTTTTCAAAAACCCGCATACCGGCGAAGAACTAACCGTGCGTGGCAATCGCGACGGCACGTTCAATCAATGGAACTCAGAGTATGGCGCTGATGTAGTCCGGACCTGGAAAATCAGCGAATACGACGCGCCCCCGAAAAACCCATAACCGCCGAATAATAAACCCGGTCATGTGCCGGGTTTATTGTTTCTTGAGGCCCACAAGCGGGAACACGGAAAGGAAGTCAAAGATACTTGTCGAACTCATAGTGAACCCGGTTAGGTTCATGCCATAGGTGTACGCGCCACCCGGTAGCGTCGAGTCGTTAACTAGTAGCGATTCGAAATGGTTACCAACCGCCGCCAAGTATTCAAACCCGTTCGTAATCGCGAGCGGGATATGTTGCACCCATTGATAACTGGCGTGACTTGACGCGAAGGTCGGCGCCGTCGAGGTGGCATGAATGGCGATGTAATACAAACCCGGTTGCAGCGTTACGGGAGTGCCAACCGAACCCAAGATTTTCCCCGCCGTGGTCGTGCTGATTTGTCCCTTCGCAAGACAAGTGCCCGGCTTACCGCACCCAAGAAACTGATAAATCCCGACATCGATAGTCTGCCCGGCCGAGGTCGTGCGGATTGCCAACACAATGTCAGTAATCGTTATCGGCGCGTCGATTTCAGCGACGTTAAATTGCGTTCGGGTCGTACTGGTCGGTGCCTGGACGTCCATATTCCCGACCGGTTTAAACATCGGGTATACGTCGCCGCTCGCGATAGCGCTGGCAATCCCGAGTTGTGAACCACCCGCCGCCGCCCATGTCGGAACGCCACCCGCCAACGTCAGGACGTGCCCGTTAGTGCCAGCCGCAAGGCGAGTCGGGACACCAGAGGCACCCCCATAAATGATGTCGCCCGTGGTCGTCATTGGGTTGGTCAGCCCGGTGGCCGCCGCCCACGCAACAGCGCCAGCAACAACCGTTAATACAAAACCGTTGGTTCCGACTGCCAACCGTCCAGGCGTACCGGAGGCGCCCCCGGTTATCAGGTCGCCCGCCGTGGTCATGGGGTTAGCCATCCCCACGGCAATCGCCGCCCACGCCGTCCCGCTCCACACATAGGCTTTATCGTCGGCCTTGCTCCAGACGCGCAGACCCTCCTGGCGAGCGCCCATTGTGATAGGTGTACCGGCCGAGGTGTTGCCCGGCACGAATACCCAACCGGTGCCGAAGTAACCGGCGAGGCAATTCGCCCGGCCGGCCCATGCCCCGGTCGGGCTTGCGCCGAGGATGTATGTGTCACCCTGCGCGGGCGAGCCGGGAGGGGTATTCAGCGCGACGCTAATCACCCCCGTCATTAGAATCTGAATTTGATTCAGCGCGGTGTTGTGCGTGATTTCCGGTTGCGCTTGCTGGCCGGCGATGTAGCTGATACCGAGGTCGGCGGATGTGGTCATAATTTCCTCATACGGTCGCGATGGCGGGAAAGCCCCGGCCGCGAACGTCGCTCAGTTGATAGACGCGAAGTGTGACCGGGTTGCCAGGGGTTAGCCCGTCAGCGGTTTGCTCGGCGGCGGTGTAGCTTGCGGCGGGCGTAGTAGCGGTGATCGTCCGCACGACGCTAGCCCCGCTGTAGATGTCTATGGAGTACGCCTCGGTCAGTTCGCCCAGAGGCACAGGGCCAAGCCCCAGGCCGGGCACTTGAAGACGGGACCGGCGCACCCAGGACAGCGACAGATTGTTCGAGCCGTCGCGCACACCCTCAACGTGAACCGGCGCCTTCGGCATTTTGCCGACGCCGTTGTTGGTGAACGCCTGCGCGGCTGTATCGACTTCGTTTGTGAGGACGCTGACCGGTTTGAACAGCCGGGAGTAATACCAGTCGGCCGGGCCGAATTCGCTACGGCCGAGCGTGGCAGTGTGCAGTAACACGAACACTTCGTTCGTGCCGTGCGTGGTGTTCGCCTCGGTGCCCAGGCGTCCGCGCAGCAGGTTGCTCAACGTGTACTGTCCAGGGCCAACCAGGGTCGCCGTTGCGAACTGGATCACTTCACCCCCCTGGCCGGACGCTGGACCCAACCACGCCGCATTATAGCCAGCGATGACAAGGTCTTCGCTGATGCTCTCCAGGGTCGAACCGGCATAGTCGAGCGTCACGGTTAGCGTATTGCCCCGGTCCCAAAAATCAGTCGGGCCGACCGGCAGCGCAGCCGGGACATCACCGATCACGGAGCGGACGCCAACCTTGCTCATGCTGGAATAGGACGAGCCGCCATCGATGGAGCGGCGCACATCAGCACCGCGCCAGCCAGCCGACTCGCCAGTGACCACCCAGTAGAACCCAGTGTCATCGTTGGCGTCTTGCACAATGGGCATATCCATCAGGATCAGACGAGTCACACCAGGGAACTTGACCACGTTGCTTGGCAGGTTGCCGTCCGTGCCAAGCGCGGTCGATGTATAGACCTCAGGGTCATCGCGCTGCGCCTCGAAGGTAGACACCCCGTTATCACCGCGCGAAATGCGGACCACTTTGTAGGGGATGATCTGGCCGTCCACCAGCACACCCAGCACGTCGCCAGCCGCGCGGCGAACCCACTTGTCGGTCAGCGAAAACGTCACGCTACGACGTGCGGTCCATGCCTCCCATAGTGTGCGGTCTGCGATACGGCGCGCGGCATCGACACCCAGCGTCAGCGGCAGTTCGACGCTGATAATGTTTGCCGCGTCGCCCAGGTCTTTAAATGCGCGCTGACTGTTGATCTGATAATCCAATGCCGGGTCGAGGTGCGTGAGCGAAACCGTTTTCGGCATCTCCAACGCAGTGACTGCTTTGAAGC